TTAAGTTGTGTTCTGCCGGCAGTAAAGAAGAGCTATAGTAGAGATTACCGCGATTGTCTCTTTGAGAAGAATCCCAACGTGCTTCTAGAACTGGTCTTCTGAAAAAGAATTCAGAAGAGCGAGCAAAAAATTTCTTTGTGTAATATGAATCTGTAGTTGAAGATTCATATGAAGAAGAAAGCTTGATTAAAAACCCGTGATTATCTTTTGAACCAAGAACATTTCCGGCACTGTCTATCCACTGTTCAACCAGAGTTGTAACATCTACTTCAAGATCCTCATCTCCATTGGTAAAAGTAACATCAAAAGAAGAGCTGGAATCTGTGTAAAAATCCCCACCTTCGGTATCCCATGAAGTGCTTCCTTCTCTTCTTATCCAGTTTGATCCTGTGTTATCATAAGTTAAGTCTGTGTATTCTTCCATATCCAATCCACGACCCTCCTGCCAAGATCCAGAAGTTCCATGCACAGTTAGCTTGTAATCTCGCGGAAGTGTTGTGGAGTGCTTTGCATTTGTCATTTTAAGAAAAAACGATACACTTCCAGAAGCAGGAATCAAACCATTTGCTCTATCTGTTGAAAGATCGGATATGGGGAACTCTAGCAATATTCTTGCCTTTTCTTCACTAGTAGCACTTTGTTGAGCATAGATATAGAATACCTCCAAGATATCGGCTTGGCCCATATTCGATCCAGTTCCGCGAACAGTTAAGTTTCCCTGAAAAGAGTTCGTTATAGTGTTATCTTTTGTTGCTGAGTATCTTTTAAAAGCCATTAGATTATAGTTCCTTTTATATCGTTATTAGGGTATTTTATTTCTAGAATACAGTTTTTTGGAATATTATAAAACGTTCCATCTTTAGAGATGATATCGTTTAAATTTATTTGTGTAGAAGAATAATTTCCATTTGATTTCAAATTAATCTTCACTGTCTTAACATCTACTATACCCTCTATCTTGTTCAAAGTATCGTAGATTCTATTGATGTAAACAGGCTCTCCAATATAAAACGTTTCAGAGAAATAATCTTTTAGTTTTTGAATGCTGGTGTTCAATACTTCGTTTGAAGAATATCTCTTGTCAGAAACTGCTATAAAGTCTATAGAGAAATTAATGATTTTTGCATCGTAAATTTCCACAGTATCATTTAGACTTTTGTATTTTGTTAGCCAAGTTTTAATATTTTGTTTTGTTTTGGTATCTGTTGTTACAAGTTTTCCTTGGGAATCCTCGGATATCACATACATGTTTAAAATTCTAGAGTCTAAAGAAGAATTCAAAATGCTAACTCTCTTTACATTTCCGAATTTTGGAGGCATATTGTAAACTAGACTTTCATAGTCTTGTATTGTGACTGCTCTAGATTGAGTCGCATAATTTGATTTGACTCGTTGCTTAAGCTCTTCAATCGATATATCAGAATTTGTAGAATACAAAGGTTTTTCGTTGTTAACTTCTAAGGAAGAAATAACATCTCTTGCTTTGGTTTTAGTTATAACCTCTGGATTTCTAAATTCCATTTTCTTGTTTGATACTGTTCTTATTGTATTTGAAGCAACATTAATCTTATCAAGCTGGTTGATTTTATATGTTATCCTAAGAATAGTATCAGACGGAGAGATTCCAAGCTTGTTTGTTTGAATTAGTTGAGAGGGATCGAAGTTTTCTGATGAAATATGATTTCTACCATGCATCTTAAGAGCAACCTTAGAAGGATCTACTAGTCCATTTGTCTCTTCAACATCAGAGCCAAAACCAAACTGTATATAAGTCCCTACATCATCAACTTCTACTGTGAACCTTCTTGAAACCGCAAAAGGTTTTAATATTGACCTAACTCCTTGCGAATTAGCTTCTTTATTTGTAGTTTCAACAAAGACAACTTCTTGAGAAAGATTATCAACTTGATAGTATAGATTGCCTTCTGAATCAACAACTTTTATAATCTCTGTTACTTCCGGGCCTCCAACCCTAACTCTCTTAAATCTTTCAAATGTTTGATTTCTAAGGTCTGCTTTTGCTGTTTGGATAAGACCAGACTCTACTTGCCCATACGCTCTTACGGCAAAATAAGTTGTTGCACCTGTGTCTGGATTGAATCTTGCAGCTACTGTTTCATTCCTAGGATCTGAGAAATCAACATCTTCTGTTAATATGAAGTTTCCGCCGCTAAAAGAAGTAAAGCTGGTACCTAGTTTAAGAATGGGAAGATACGAAGTGTCTGGGGCTGTTCCATCAATATTTGATGGAACTATTATATAGAGAGACACAACCCCATAAGAAGATGGTATTCCTTTATAATTATACCCAAGAGACTTGGCATGTCTTCTTACATTGTCATACTCTATGCTAGTGTCCAAGAAGCTTTCGTTAGCACTATAATCCAAATAGTACGACAAAACATCTCCAACATATGCCACTGAGTCAAGAACCATAGATCCTAGACTTGGCGTTGAAAAGTCTTTGTAGTTATCCGGATAGTACCTCTGGGCGTGTTCTATCAATTTTTCTTTAATAGAATCAAAATCTCTTGTTGTGTAGTCTATTTTTATGTTTTTTCTCTTTGGCATTAAATGATCCTCGTGAAAATAAATAGTTTTTGTACAAGTTTATAAAGTTAGATCCAAATTTAAAATATCGCTAATATTTCTGTCCTTAACTTCATATTTCAGTGCTATATTCAAAAATCTTTCTTCTATGTTTATCTTTAAATCTTGGATTGTTACATACGGAGCGTATCTTTTTACTTGAGAAGTTATTTTAAAAGACAAAAGCTCAATGTCTATATTTGGCTGTTCAAAAAGATATCTCTTTATTCCAACACCAAAGTTTGGAAAAAACAACCTTTCACCCGGTTCAGTCAGTATGATATTTTTTAAGTTGAAATTTATCATATGATTCAAATTTCCTGAATCTATTGTTTCAAATCCATTGTTTAAATTACTAAACTCTAATGGCCATTTTACTGTATAATCCGGCATTTGTCAATCCTCCGAAAACTGAGAAGCTAAAAACTTGTTAACTAATGGATTACCATTCTCATCAAGCTCTATGTTATCTTTAATTAGAGTTCTATTGGAAAATCTAATAGCGCCAGAGCCTTTTGTTTTAAGGTTTTTAGAATCAAAATTGTCTGATATTTTTTGCTTCTTAACATAATCTGTAAATTTTTCTTCTTCCGGCTTTGGATCTTTTTGTTCATCGTATAGAAAACCGCTTATATTTTTCAGTATCTCTTTTTTTGTTTGTGTGTAAATACTGGTCGGAGAGGGTTTGCCAAAAATGCTCTCCAGCGCATCTCCAAAAGGAAGCTCAAATTGTTTCTGTCTTTCGTCTTCTCCTTCTCCAAGCGAAGGAATACAGTTTCTCATGTAATAAATGCCGGCCAAAGATCCTGCTTTTTCTACTTTTAAGCAATATTTGAATAACAGCTCCATATTTGGTGTTTTTAAAAGTTCATCGACAAAACATAAAATATCTTCTCCAAGATTTTCTCCCATCTCTTTTAATTCAGAGAATAACACATCTTCTATATCTTTTTCGTATTTAGAAATCTCTATGTCTTTATATCCAAAAGAAACACCAAACTGTATACCTATGGTACCAGAGTACTCTAGACTGTATATATCTTTTATAGCTGCATTCCCAAATCTAGAAGAAACACTAGCCAATTCTGGTATATCTTCCAATTCTGATAACAACCCGTTGTAATCTGTTATGATTTCTAGTCCTTCTTTTGTGATTATTTTTATGTACTTTTTTATATAATAACTGTCGGTATTTGGATTGAATTTTATATTTTGTAGATCTATATTCATTCCATCACTAGATTGAATAAAATCAGTATATATATTTTGTATCTCTGGTATGAATAGCTTCTCATACTCTTTTGCTTCTTCAATGATTTTCTCTTTAACTATGTCTTCAATAATGTCTATGTCGCTCAATACGTAGCCAATCTTTGAAGCAAGTCTGATTTCTTTTTCATCTAAATTTATTGCTTTAATATCAAAGCCTAAAGTTGAATCCAAAACACTTTTCCAACTAGAGTTAAATGATATACCAGCAAAGCCAGAAACAAAGCTTGAAAGTTTTTTATCTAAGCCTAATGTTTTAGAATTATGTTGAACACTCTTTAAAAACTCAATATCTTTTTTATGCAATGATTCATATTCTTGTTTTTTATTATTTAGATAGTCTGATATTTCATTCTTTTTATTGGTTATGTATTCTGCTCCAATTTGCTCTAATAGTAAGCAATATATAACAAATGGGGTATAAATGTTTT